GCTCCCGCTGTTGATCCCGAGGGCGTCGTCGACGAACTCGCCCATTCCGTTGATCGCGGCCCACACCGGGGCGGTCACGTCGTTGACGGTCAGGTCGTTCTGGAAGACCCGGATCACGACGTCGCCGTTCTCGTTGACGGTCAGGTCGATGCGGAGGTGCAGCCACGTGTTGTTGGCGAAGCTCGCGGTGCTCGAGCGGAGCACGTCGCCGGCCTCGTCGCTCGGGACGCCGTCGGCGAGCCGCCCCTTGCGCAGGATGATCTTGTGGGGGTCGTCGTCCTCGAGGCCGAGCAGGTAGCCGTTGTCGAGGACGCTCGGACCCTGGGCGGCCAGGAAGAGGAACGGCGACCACCCGGTCGGACCACCGCTCGGGCCGCGCTTCACGCACCCCTTCACCGAGGCCCCGAACCCGTTGGGCGCGAAGTTGACGTCGCTGACGAAGAGGCCCGCGGCGCCGGCGCCGGCGGCCAGCGAGTTGAAGCCGTAGATGAAGGAGCCGCCCCCGTTGGGCGCACCACCAGCCACGGCGCCGGCGTCGATCACGCCACGGCGCAGGGTGTTCGCGTCGAGCGCGTCGTTCAGCTCGGTCCAGTCAGCCAGGGCCATCGTCGTCTCCTCCTACAGCGTGGCCAGCGCGGGCCACGACGGGTCCTCGAAGGACTCAGCGGCCGGCGTCGTCGGGTCGCCGAAGACCTTGATCAGAGCGCCAGCCTCGGTGTCGAAGTTGCGCCCGTAGGTCGCGATCGTCCAGTCCTCCGGCCCCGGCGCCCATGCTGCCAGCGGGACGGCGTCGAAGTCCCGCTCGTAGGGCGCGTCGTTGTTCCAGCCGTCCTCGAAGTCCTCATACCCCTCGCCGTCGAAGATCGCCTGCTCGGCGAAGCCATCGGTCAGCTCGCGCTGGTAGAGGTCGTTGTTCCAGCCACCCTCGAAGTCCTCCCAGGGGACGGGCACGAGGTCGAACAGGGCATCTTCCCACAGCAGGGGGTCGTCGAGCAGCAGATCCGTCTCGGTCGCCCAGGAGAAGCTCTCGAAGCCGACGGGCGGATCGTTGAAGGCGGCCACCTCCTCGACGGACGTGAATGCCGAGATCGTCCACCCGTCGGGCACGCCCGGCCGGGCACCGGGGTCTTCGAAGGAGCCGTTCACGATCGGCATCAGACCACCTGCCCGGTCGAGGCATCGACCACCGTGACGTCGCCGAGCGTCGGGAACTCACGGACCAGCAGCGCCTCGTCCTCGGCGCTGCCGTTGAGGGTCAGCCCGGATGCGTTGATCTTCTGCACGCTGGCGAGGTCGCGGATCACGTTGAAGACGTCCGACCACGCCACCTCCTGCCCGGGCATGTTGAGCCCGAAGTCCACGGCGGGGTTGGGGGTGCCGTCGCTCAGCGAGACGGCGAAGTACGCTGCGAGCGCCGCGCGGATCTCTTCGCGCGCGGCGGTCTGCGACACGCCGGCGGCGAAGGTGACCTTCACCCACACGTCGATCGGCCGGTAGATCGCGGCCAGAACCTCGACGAGGAAGGTGATCGTGTGCGGCCGGGTCACCGTGACCATCTCGAGCACCGCGTCGAGCAGGGTCTGCGTCGGCGCCCCACCGCCCTCGGGCACGACGTAGATGACCCCGGCGTTCTCATCCACCGCGGCGTCCTCGTTGGAGGTGACCATCGCGGCCCGGGCCACGCCGGCGACGCGCTGCGCGTTGATCTCGAAGTCCTCCCGGGTCACCGAGCGGTCGGTCGTGCGGATCGAAGCGGGGATCGCGGCGCGCGCGGCCTCGATGCTCTCCCGCGCCGCGCCACCGGACGCCGCTGCGGCGTTGCTCGCGGAGAGCTGCACGGCCCGACCCTCGGCGTCGGTGTAGCTCCCCTGCACCACCGCGATCGCCGCTGCCTCGACGTTGCCCTGGGTCCCCCCCCCGGTCTTGTAGTTGATCGTGACCAGCCCGCTGGGCTTCACGCCTCGGACGCCATCGCCGAACCGGATCATCGCCCGGTCCTGGGCGTCCACGAAGATCCGGAAGTGCCGGTCGTTCGGCCCGCTCGAGAGGAAGGTGGACACCTCCGTCCACGCGCCGGCCGGGCTGGTGATGGCGGCGGAGCTGTCGAGGAACGGGGTGCGGTCGAGGAAGATCTCCTCGCCGGCGACGCCGGCCGCGGTGAAGGTCTGGACGTGCCACTCCGACTGCTCGACGTCCACGGTGACGCTCTGCTGCCCGGCCAGGATGGTCGCCGGCGACAGGAGCTGGAACCGGATCGGGTCGACCACCGCCTTGGTGCGCACGATGGTGCCGGCCGGCAGGTCGATGTCGGCCAGGGCGACCGAGGCCGCGCTGATCACCACCTCGGCGGTCGCGGCAGTCGCGCCGCTCAGCCGGTAGCCGAAGTGCTGCCCCAGGTCGATCATCGACTGCCGGAGCTGGGCGGTCTGCGTGAACCGCTCGCGGGCCTTCCAGTCGAGGTAGGCGCTCAGCCGGTCGCCCACGAACGCCTCCATCTCGAGCAGCAGCATCGTGAAGGTGGCGCTCTCGGTGTCGGCGTTCGGGAACACCGACAGGAGCAGCTCGATGAGGCGCAGGCGCAGCGAGTCGAAGTCGCGGTCGGTGTAGTCGGAATCGGGGGTCAGCAGCGCCACGTTGGTCCTCCTCCTACAGCCTACTCAGCCAGGGCCACGGAGGCGACCCGCTCTTCGCCGTCCTCGACGTAGATGACCCGGATCGCGAGCGTGGTGTCCTCCCGGTCGACGGTGACCGAGGTGACGCGAACGGACGGAGCCCAGGCCGCCAGCGCCTCGATCGCCCGCACCCTGGCCTGCTCGGCGAGCAGGGCGTCGTTGGTGCGGAACCGGAGCCTCGGGATGCCGGCGCCGAACGAGGTGCGCCAAGGCAGCTCCCCCATCGCGGTCCCGAGCACCTGCTTGATCTTCGAGACCGACAAGAGGGCGCCGGAGCCCACCGCGAAGTCGGTGGCGCCGTCTCGCTGCATGGGGGTCAGGAGCCCGATCAGTGCTTCGGCCGGCATCGCCCCCTCCTTATTCCGGCAGCGGGATCAGATCCCGCACGCCCTGCAGCGCCTCGATCAGCGCGTCGATGGGCTCGATGATCAGGTCGAGCGGAGCCCCGGCGATCTCCTCGAAGTCGGGGACCTCGACGGGGACCCCGGCGAGGTCCAGCAGGAAGATCACCATCCCGATGAGCCGCCCGAGGACGATCAGCCCCTTCATCTCGTCGGAGAGCGTGTCGCTCAGCCGGTCGGTCGCGCAGATGGCCAGCGTATTGAGGTAGTCGTCGCCAAGCTCAGCGGCGCGCGCCAGGGTCCGGCCGATCCGCTCGAGCTGGGCCTGCAGCGCAAGCAGCACCGACCGGAGCTTGAGCAGGATGCCGAGCACGCAGTCGATGAGGTCCACCGCCATCCTCGGGATGCTGTACTGCGGCAGGAGCGCGAGCAGTTTGTCGATGAGCCGGGCCATCCCGGGGATGCAGTCGATGATCCCGCTCGGGTCCAGCTCGGTGATCGCGTCGGGGACCGCCTCGAGGCACTTCTTGATGGCGACCAGCGCCTCCATGATCGTGAACAGCGGGGCGAGCGGGGCGAGCGCCGGCTGCATCATGTCGAGCACGTTGGGCGCGGCCATCTCGAACCCGCCGGGCATCAGGATCGCGCAGATGTCCGGCAGCTCGAACCGAGCGCAGAGGAAGTCGTCCAGCTCGGGCAGCTCGAAGGGCGGCGCCGGCTCGAAGGGCGGATCGGCTGCCATCAGATCGGCTCCTCGAGGCCGACCTTCACCGGCCGGCCCCCGATCGTGATCATCGGCGCATCCAGATCGATCTCGCCCTCGGCGCGGAGCTGCAGGCTCGTCGTCGCCTGGATGAGGATCGAGTTGCGCTCCTGATCGAGCGTGATGTTGTCCCCCGTCTTCTGGTTCGTGATCCGCAGCTTCCGCTGGTCCGGCGTCGCGTCGATCTCGATGCGCCAGCCGGGGACCGCAATCACCCGGTTGTCCGGCTCGGGGCTGTCGCCCGCGCCGTCGGGGAACGCCTCGGAGGGGACCTCGCTCTGCCCCTCGGGCAGCCCCCAATGGGCCGGCTGGTAGTAGGGCTCGTCGGGGTCGCCCTGGTTGAACCAGAGCGCCACCTCGGCTCCAACCTCGGGCACGAAGAAGAGGCCCGTGTTGCGGGTCCCGCCGCCGACGGTGAGGGGCTTCGCCCAGGCGGTGCCCTCGTCGAACCACCCGGGGACCTTCACCCGGATGCGACCCAGCTTGAGGGGGTCGGCGCGGTCGATCACCACCCCCACCAGCATCCCGTGGATGCGCGTGTCCCTCGGATCGCTATCGTCGAACGAGCCGCTCATCGTCCTCCTCGCGGCAGGCTGATGTTGGCCTCCGGGTCCTCGGAGCCGACCACCTGACCGCTACGACGGTACTCGATCCGGCTCTCCAGCGTCTCGGGGTCAACCACCTCGTGCGCGGTCACCTCCCCCGGGGCCTTGCCCGGCTGCCGGTTTCGGTCGCCCTTCTGCTGCTGGGTGGCGGTCTGCTGGGCGAGCTTCCCCTTCGCGTCTCGGATGATCTTGACGTCGCAGTGGTAGCCGCCGGAGCCGTCGATCTGGTGGCTGGCCTCGCGGACGTAGTAGAGGCCGTCGAACATCGCGGTGAGCCCCTGGACCTCCACGATCGTCTTGGCGCGGATCGTCGGGTCGCCGAGCACCCGCATCCTGATCTCGACGGTGGCTCGCTCCGCCTTGCGGAACCGGGCCTCCGCCTCCCGGGTCGCCCGCTTCTGAGTCGAGGCCGCCGTCGGCCGAAGCACGTCGGTGGCGTTGAGCCGCTCGAGCTGGCTCTCGAGCGTCTCGGGGTCGACCACCTCTCGGACCTCGCCGAGCGTGTCCCGGTCGACCGTCTCGTTGGTCGCCGTCGCCTCGATGTCCTTCTTCGCCAACGGGTCCCGGCCCTTCACCCGGACGCGACCGACCCGCCGGGTCAGGTTGCTCTCGATGTTGAAGCTCTCGATCGTGCCCTCGTTGCCACCGCGCCACTCGAGCACGTGAGACGGGGCGAGGTCGAAGCGCCGGCGGTGCCAGTGCAGCCCGGTGTCGTCGATGAAGAAGACGAAGCCCTCGCGGGCCGCCAGCCGAGTCATGAAGGCGGCGTCGGTCTCGTTGTTCTGCGTGATGACCTCGAACTGCTCCTCGGTCTCTTCGACCTCGACGTAGGCCCCTCGGTAGCCGTGCTCCTCAGCGATCTGGTTGACCACCTGGGCGCGGCTCATCCCGAGGAACTCCCGGCTCATCGTCTCGCGGTCGAGCTGGACCGACTCGGCCAGGGCCTCGACGTTGAGGGTCTCGCCCCCGGTGATCTTCTTGACGAGCAGCTTCCGCGGCAGCGCGAAGCTCCCGGGGTACCCCCAGGAGACCTCGAGCATGGTGCCGCCGAGCACGTCGTCGCCAACCTCGAAGAGCGCGAGGTCCCGGTTGTCGAGGGTGAGCGTCGCCCGGTCTGCCTTCAGGTCGTTGTCCTGAAAGGAGAAGGACAGCACGCGGTCGCTGAGCAGCTCGGACGCGCGGCTGACGATCTGGCCGTCGCCGTCGAGCACGGCGATGGTGATCCCGGGGCGAGAGCGATCAGCCATGCTCCCTCCGCCGGCGCTCGCCGAGGATCACGGTGGTGAGCACGCGGGTCGACGGGATGATCACCCGGGTCCCGGGCTGGATCTGCAGCGTCGGATCGACCACCGGGCTCGGCTGGAAGTCGGCGATCGCCCACCAGAAGCCAGAGGCCCTGGGGAGCCCGGCGAAGTACTCGCCGGCGAGGCTGTCCCACGTGTCGCCGGCCTTCGCGATGCGGACACGGTTGTCGGCGAGGTCGCGGTATCGGAACGGCACCCGCTCGGAGAGGAAGGTCCCGCCGGGCTCGACGATGCCGGACGTGAAGATGTAGCGCGAGCTGGAGCCGGGCGGCATCAGTGGACCCCCCTTCGGTAGAGGCCGGCGGTCCGACGAGTCGGCACCCACTCCTCGACGGAGACGGTCGCGGTGTAGCCGGTCACGCCGCCCTCGTCGCCGAACCGCTCGTGGGTCACCGAGAGGTTGGTGATCACCCCGGTGAAGGTGATCACCCCGGGCCAGACGAAGGTGATCCGGGCCGGGCCGCCGGCGCCATCCTCTTCGACCGTCGCGGCCATGAGGAAGTGCCGGAGCTGCATGATGTCCTCGTCCTCGCCGGCGAAGTGCTGGTCGACGTTGAAGGCGATGCTGGGCAGCTTGCGGTTGCCGGTGTTGACGTACTGCAGCGGCTGGTGGGTCAGCCCGATGATCTGGCCACGGCTGTAGCCGACCTCGACCTGCTCGGTCAGCGCGTCGGGGCGGATCGGGACCTCGAACAGCTCGTCCGTCTCGAGGTTGAGCAGCGTGATCTTCGGCCCCTTGATGGTGTCGGCGCGCATCGATCCCCCCTCAGTAGACCGGGATGGGCGAGAAGCCCCGGTCCGCGGCGCCCTGGGCGGAGCGCTGGTTGGCCTCTGCGATCTTCTCGCCGTCGATCGAGACGACGATCGCCTTCTTCTGCGCCTCGGCGACGACCCTCATCAGCTCGACCTGCTTCTGCATGAGATCGCGGAGCCCGGCCCCCTGGACCTCGGCCTCGGCCGCACGGATCTTCTCCTGCTCGGCCGCCGGCAGCGCCGAGACGAACGAGCTGAACTGCTGGGCGTTGCGAGCGCGGTCGGCCTCCTCCTGCGTGGTGTCCAGGGCGGCGAACCGATCCATGCCCTCGGTCCGCAGCCAGCTCGGGATCTTCCGGGCCATCTCGATCATCGAGTCGCGGAGCTTGAGCAGCCCGCTCATGATCTTCTGGCGCACCCGGTCGAAGAACTCGACCACCGGGCGGAAGAACCCCTTGATCGCCTCGACCGCGCCGGAGAAGGCGAGCTTCACGCTCTGCACCGTCTCGAATGCCCAATCGCCGATCGCCTCCCCCAGCGAGGTGAGGCTCCGGTACATCCACTTGAAGCCCTGGGAGAGCTCCTTGAGCCCCCAGGCGATGGCGCCGAAGAACCGGACGAAGACCTCGAAGACGAACGCGACCACCCTGGCGATCGATCCGAAGACCGCCCCCACCACCGCGCCGAAGGTGTGGAAGTTGTCGGAGCTGGTCGTGGCGAAGCTGCGGAGGCCGTTCTGCGCAGGGCCAGCGATCTCGTCGACGAGCCCGGAGATCTCGTCGACGAGGAA